AGCAGGTTTTATCGTCTATCCTCTGACGGGCCCCTGCCTCCAGGGAAAAGACTTGTTATTAACGAAGTCGATAGGACGCTCGATCGCTGTACTGGTCTGCTTAGGTGTATGTCGCGCGAAGTTCAGGCCACAAAGAGTAGCATTGATGTATGCATCCTCAATACGGCGCTGAAATTCTGGCGTGTGCCCCCAGTATTTCCAAACCTGATGTCGCATGTAATCGCTATCAACATAATCAACCAGAGTGGGTTTTCGTTCTAACTCTAGTTGTTCTCGTTTCCAACGGTCGCCTTCTCCCCACACCGATCTCACTTTCTTGTAGTGATATTGTTGAAGGATGTTGTGCCAATGGTCCATGATTGGCTGTACCATCGGTAAGCCCGCACTAACATGCCTGTTTGCTTCTACAATCCCTTTGAATAATTCCGCACATTGTCTGGCTCCTCCTTTGTTCACAACCCAAAACGCACGATGTATTGTGCGCAACGGATCCATGAAACATTTCCATTCGCCACTCTCATCCATGATTAATTTAGAATGGCAAAACTCCTCCTCCTCCAATGTGTAGGCTCGTTCAATTTCCAATTTCATTCCTGCAAACTTGGGAATAATTCCAAGCCACTTCTCAAACTGGTCGACTTGGTCGCGCTCGACCCAGATGAGAGAGTCATCTCCATCACACAGAAATTCAATGTCAATGCCAGAAACACGTTCTATTGTTCTAATTATGGCAATATTGACAATTGAGTTTCCACCGCCGGTGTCCCGATCGCCGGACATTCGTGTTCCGACTGCGGTGTATTTAATAGTGCCGGTCTCAGCTTTGTTCACAAACTGGAAGTCCATGAAACCAGGTGGTATACCCATCATATTCTCATAGAGTCTATGGGTTGCACTTATTATATGTGTGTGGAGATGCGCATCGAACTTGCTGTAGTCAGCCTTTAAGCAAACAGGGTCCTTCATTACCCTACGTTTCTCAGCCCACAACTTTGCCCTCTGCTGGAGATTTAACCCCTTTGAGCAGTCAGACAAGCCGTTCTTTCCTAACCCCTTGCCCTTGAGAACCAGTTCTTCAATTGGTTCTAGGAATCTGTTAACCTCAACATTTGTGCCGGGATCACGATATTGAATCATCCGCGGTGGCTTGTTGTTAGCTATGTCCGGTTCATACTTATCGGCTTTCACGAAACTTGTGATTTTGGTCTTGATGTGGTTGTCACGGTGTGTCTTATTGTAACGTTGCACCAAGAGCCGATATTTCGGACCCATAAACTTCCGGATATATTCCATTGAATCGGAGAATTCAACGTATCCTTGGTTTGCTAGCTTGTCCATGGTTAACAGTAGTTCATCCATCCACTGATGTTGGGTTAGGCCCATCAAGTAGTCAGGGTTGAGAAACACTGTGCCGTGTTCGGTGTGCTGAAGCCATTCGGGCTCCGGGTTGTTGTCTAAAAGATGGCGGGCGGTTAAGCCAACCAACTTATTATAGTGACAGTTGTGATGAGTCACTATTTCCGGAGCGGAATAGCCTCGTGGAGCCAAGAGCTTCCTGGTAAACCCGGTGTGTTTGCACACATCCGGGC